AAACATCCTAATCTACCTGACGAATATTATGGCGTAATGGCGAGATACTCAACTGGTAATCCTATAACAAAAAAAGAAGTTAAAAATAGTATCAAAAAATCAAAGAAGAACCCAAGCAAAGGTCTGCCCGTTGGTCTGCAGGTAGCACAGGGTAAATTTGAGATTGATTTTAGCTAACTAAAACAATATTATTACTTTTAAAATATTTATTATATAAGATATCCTATAATGTTATTTGGACAGAAAATAGGTAAGACAAATAGTCTTGGACAGAAAGCACTTGGAGTTGCGAAAAGAATGGGTAAAGTTGCGGGCACTATCGCGGTTGCCGCTACTGCGGGACGCATGGTAAAAACGGTCGCTGATGACCAGAATGTCAGGCAGGTGGGTAGATTATTAGCACCTGGCGTTAGAGGACTGGTTGACTCTGCTCTGCAATAATGAATTAAAATTATTTTTTGATGACCTTATTTTTATAATATAATATATTATTATAAATAATGCCTGAAAGACACCTAACAAATAAATATAACTTTGCTGGACCGGGGACGGAGTATGCAGCAAGAATGAAGGGATCGGATTTCTATGAAAAGAAGATGAAAGAAGAGGGTAAACCTGTAATTGGGACAAAGCCATATAATGTACCTATTAATAAGTTAGACGCTTGTGCTAAAATCCACGACAAAACCTATAATAACCCGAATGCGACAGGAGCCCAAGTGCAGCAGGCGGATAGAGTGTTTCAAGATTGTATCAGCAAGGTGAAAGTTAGTGATGGAGTAGAGCAGAAATTATTAGCTATTGCAGGTAAAAAGGGATTTGATGCGAAACTAGCGGTAGAGAAAACTGGTGTAATCCGTAAGGGTTCACTTGCTCGTGGAGGTGATAAAAAATCAGTATTAGGTGCGAAAGTATCTGGTGCTGTCTCTATGGGTAAAAAGACGGTAGATAAAGCGGTTAAAGGAATTAAACAGCTAAATTAATTTTTTTCTCTGTTTAATATATTATGGAAAATTTAAAGACTCCTCGTCCCTTACCTGATAACATAGAACATTGGAGTGATGAAATAGAGGAACTATTAAGTGAATGGGCAGAGATTTCTATGTGTTATAGTTATCTTCATAATTACAGCACGAGAAAATATAGAAAAAAATATCATCATCTACAAATACCTATTATTATTTTATCAACTTTAACTGGAACAGCTAATTTTGCGACTGACAGTTATGTACCTGAAAATCTTCAGCATGGGTTCTCTGCAGGTGTAGGAACTCTTAATATTGCCTGTGGAATTCTAGGTACTTTATTAGCGTTTCTCAAATACGCAGAGATTTATGAGGGTCATAGAATATCAGCATTGGCGTGGTCAAAATTAAGTAGAAATATAGAAATAGAATTATCATTACAGGATATCAAGAGGAAACCTTGTAGAGATTTTTTAAAAATATGTCGCGCTGAATATGATAATTTATTAGAATCAGCTCCTAATATTGATTTAGATATCATTAATTTTTTTAATAAAAAGTTTGAGGGAAAATATAAAGAAGTTCGCAGACCATTAATCTGTAATGGGCTGAAAGCCATTAAGCCATATAAAATAGATATAGAGTTAAACAAAGAACCTGATTCAGTTGATGAGTTTGACGATGTTGAAGAGGGAGTGGATGGACCTGAAATAGAACCAGAGCCAGAACCAGAGCCAGAGCCAGAGCCCGAACCCTAAATTACTCTTCTTCATCTAAATTAAATTCTGTAATATTAGGCGAAGTGATAATTAGTTGAGTAAAATTCTTATGAATTTGTTTAGTATCTTGTTCTTGTAAATCTAGAAACATAAAATCGTGTTTCTTTTTATAGATATATCTTAACACGTCCATGAACTCCTTTTTTGGTAATGTTATCATATCATCAAATATATTTTCTATTTCTTTTTTTTGAGGTTTATACTGTATCAACTGTGATGCAGTCTTCCGCAACTTTGGGTCTATTTTCACGTATGATTGAGATGTCGCAATAATAGATACGCTACCGCCATACCCCGCCATATGGCGTCTATTGAAGAATATTTTCTGTAATAAATTTTCTATTTCGCCTTTCCCTTTGCCCCTGATATCAGCGATAACATCATCAAAAATAAACAACACTTTATCCCCACTATCTCTAATTTCATCTAATACACCCTGTATATTTTCTAATGTAGCACTCTCAAACTTCTGGTCATCCGGTATCATCTCATAGGGGTCTCCCTCCATGGTTATCATAGACGGCGACCAGATAAATACTTTATCAAATTTTCTATTAAAGTTTTTACCTGATTTACAAACAAGACTATTTATAAGACTAGTCTTGCCGTATCCCGGTCTGCCCACAATAAGCATAGCAAAGCCTCCTTTTTTAGGCAGAGGCGCAGGTATACTATCATCAACATCATCGCAGCTAAACTTTGTAGCACTAATTGTAATCTTTTTGTCATATTCTTTTTCGGCTATACTAGTCATTATAATATATAATAGAAATAAAATTTTTAAGCATAACTAAATTTGTATTGAGGTTTAGGCACTTCATAATACTGTTGTGGCTGACGTTGATGAGGTACGCGCTCTACTGGTTCTTCTTCATCGCTGCTTTCACTCTCACTAGAAGATGGTGTAGGTGGGCGTTTAGATTTAGACTTTTTTCTCTTGGGAGTTTTATGATGGTCTGTTGGTGGTGGAACCCCATAATAGTAGTAATGATTTTGTATGACTTGGTCTCTACCATTACCTGGATTAGGCGCTGGGGGCGCACCTTGGCTCATTGGCTTGATTAAATCAACTTCCCTAGTATCTAATGCAGGTGGAGGACCGTTTTTCTTTAATGCTTTTTTCTCTTCTTTTTTCTGCTCCTTCTCTGCCTCTTTCAACTTTTTCTTTTCAGCAAGGAGTTCAGTTCTCTTTTTACGAGCTTTTTCAAAAGCCTCAATTTGCTTTTGAGACCGCACCTTCTTTGATTTTTTAATTACTTCTGGTTTAACCTCATTAACAGCTTCTTTAATTTCAGGTTCTATTACGGGTTCTGGTGCTGGTTCCTCTTCTTTATCAATAATTAATACCCCATTATCAAATACATCAACGGAGCGCTCAATAGATTTAGATTCTAACTCTGCTTCTATGTCTTCCATATTTTTACTTATAGTTTATATTATTTTTTGCGTTTTCTAAAAAAAAATATTATGTAAGAATATACAAGAATAATGAAATCAACTAGAACAAGAACAAACAAAGAGATGCGAGATTATTATAAAAAAAATAAAAGTCATTACGCCAAAGGTGGGAAATATTACTACTACAAGCCCAAGATGGAGATACCATTCTTCTTGACTATCAAGCGTGGTGAATTCATTATTTCTTTTGATTAAATATTATGTTAATTTAAAAATTACCAGGTGTAATAAATACAAATATAAGTTGCCTATAAATTATTTTTTGAGAAAGTATTTTCATATAAATTACATATGGAAATAAAATCATTAACAAATAGAACTGATTAGAAATATAAAATAATAATATAAGATATCTTATAATGAATGTATTAGAATTATTTTCTGGAACTGGTAGTGTTGGTAAAGTATGTCATAAACTAGGTTGGGACGTAGTATCAGTTGATTTAGAATTACCTGCTACACACGAATGCGATATTATGGATTTTGACTATAAACAATATCCCAAAGATTATTTCAGTATAGTGTGGGGTTCACCGCCATGTACAGATTATAGTGCTCTACAAAACTGTTGGTTAAATAGAAAAAAAGCAGATGGCGTATTATATACACGAGAGATAATGGAACAACGAATGAATGAAGCAGATAAATTAGTATTAAAAACTTTTGAGATAATAGAATACTTTAACCCTGAATTATGGTGTGTAGAAAACCCACAAACAGGTAAATTAAAAACTAGAGATATTATGAAAGATATACCTTTTTATGATGTCTCATATTGTATGTATAGTGATTGGGGTTATGAGAAAAAGACTAGAATATGGACTAATAAAAAAGACTGGAATAATTTAGTATGTGATAAAAGTGGCTCGTGTGGTAATATGATTAAATCGCAGCATCAAAAAGTATTAGGTAATGGTTATGAGATAATAGATGGTAAGAAGGTAATTTGTAATACGAAAGAATTAAGAGAAAAAAAAAGACATCAAAAAAGAGTTAGTGATGTACATAGTGAAAATACAGGTAAGGATAAATCTACTAATTATGGTTCAGGCACAAATAGATTGGATAGATACAGAGTACCAGAAAAATTAATATTAAGTTTATTTATAGACTAAAATTATTATATATATAATTATATATATGGCGAGCATTAATGGTTTAACTAGGGTCAGCGCGACTTCAATACAGAATGCTGGACAAATCTTTCTTGGGAATAATCTTGATTCGGGGACGCCTGGTCAAGTAATAATAAGTAATGGACCGCAACAGGCGGTATCTTGGGGTTCAAATTCAGCTACTCTACCCGGTGCATTAACTATGGGTACAAATTTATCATTAGCGTCTGGTAATGCGAGTTTTAATGGAGCAACACCAGATACTATTAACGCAGCTGGTCTAACTATAACAGGAGGTAATGGGATATCTGTAGCAGGTGGGACAGAGATATTAACAGATAATGATAATACAACTATAAATAATAGTGGTGGTACAGGACAACAAAATCAGGTATTAAAAGTCCCAAACGCGCTAACATCAGGCACGAATATATCTTTTTCCGCGGGTACTACTTATGATGGTTCAGCTGCGATAACAATATCATCAACAGATACAGATACAACATATCAGGGTTCATCAACTATAAATATAGATACATCAACTAACCCTGATACTATCAACTGTTTAAAAGTGCCCAATGTCATGACCGCATCAACTAATATTATTTTTACGAATACTGATGATGGCGCAGCAGAAACTACGTATGACGGGTCGCAACCCATTACCATTAGAGCAACAGATACAGATACTACTTATCAAGGTTCATCAACTATAAGTATAGATACTTCTACAAATCCAGATACTATTAATTGTTTAAAAGTTCCCAACGTCATGACGGCGGGTACAAATATATCTATGGTTAACACCGATGATGGTGCGTCTGCTACTAATTATGATGGTTCGCAACCTATTACAATTACGGCAGCTTCTTCAGGAACAACATACGCAGGTGGAACTAATATATCTATTGACACTTCTACAAATCCAGATGAAATAAATTTAGACACAAGTATAACAGGACAAACAGGAATAACGTTTTTAAATAATGGCGCCTCTACAAATTTAACTGGTTCAAATTATCCTAATAAGCCTACAACCGCTACTTATCTTGATTTATCTTCATCAACAAATATTATACCAGGTGGTGTATTAGCGACGAAGGTGCAGAGGACGGCATATATTAAATCTTTCACTAGCGCCTATGGAGAATATTCTACAAATTTCAGGACATCTTTCGTGGCGAAAAGCACCAACGTTATGATTGAGTTTAGAGCAATTATAAGAGCAGATAACAGAGTATTTTATGGTGGTCTATATGATTATAATTCTTTGGCGTTTCAGGCAGATACTAGAAACAGATTTAATTATAATGATGAAAGCGACCAAGACCATACAACAATAACTTGGTGGATGAGAAATCTAACAGCTGGGACAACTTATTATATTTCGCCTTATTTTAGAGGTTCATCTTCTACTGTTTATGTTTATGCAGGTCATGGTGGGTCTACTGATGGGTTTGCGCCTGCGATCATGAGAATTCATGATGGGGGCAATAATGTTGATATTTATTAAGATATTAATATTGGGTTTATTGATTTAAATTTAAAATCTATAGATATTTTATTCAGGATGGTGTGGGAGGATTCTAGTTATTTTGATTGTAGGGGAAGTTTTTATGAACAAGACAAACCACCCCCACCTTTGGGGGACGAGTACAAAAAAAGATATAGAGAACCTTTTGATGAAAAAGATTATAGTTATAGGACATCT